CTTAGAACCTAAAAAGAAAGCTTCATCTACGCCAGGTTTGCTTGATGATTCTAGTTTTAAATCCATACCAAATGTCTGTCGCATGATATCTGAATAAACATCAGTATTAATTTTAAAATTTGATGAAACTAAATTATCGTCTCCACAAAATAAACAATGATAGTGTGCATTCTTAATATTGTGCTTTATTATATATCTACGCAAGGCAATATGTGTCATAATAAAGTTACCGATTGAGCCGATAAGATTAGTAAAAGAACTACCAGATGGAATTCCTCTATTTCTATAAACTATACCGATTACTGGATGAAATATAGGAATCATTAAGAAACAATCTCTTAGAAATCTAAAGATAACTAAGAAATAACCATCTAGCATTAAACATCTCTCAATTAAATGAAATGATAGTGCAGAGACTTCGCGAGGAAGTTTGTTATCAAAGCTACTATAATCAAAAGCATTACAATAGAAATGTTTAAATTTTGATACTTTTGCTGAAATTTCGGGTTGAGTTAAACCATAACAAAGTTCTGAATCTTTGTAATTAATGATAAACTCAATGAAAGAAATACGGTAAACACTTTCAATCACTTGACGTACAGCTGATACTGCAAAAACAAGTCTAGTTTTAAGGTCAACCCCTTTAATTTGTGGTCTAAGAAACACTGCATCAGGTAAAGTTAATATATTTGATATTTGTAGTTTCTTAGAATAAAACAAATTTAGATTAAACTTAATAACATCAAGAAGGTCCCTCTTCTTAAGATGAGGATCAGGAAGACCAGAGCTAGCTCTTAATTGGATAGCATTTATGACGCTTGCAAAATCAGGAAGTTTAAAATAAGGTAAATTAAGTGTACCTATAGCACGCATCAAAAACATATTGATAACAAAAATAATTTCATCATCAGTAATACGTGTTTTAAATTCCTGTTGAATAATACCACTTTGTTTTAAAATATTTAAGTGGAATGCCGATTTAGTATCTTTAATTTGCTGTTTAAGTTTGGAATATTCAAATAGAGAAAAAGACGGATGTTTCTTTAATATGTTTAACAGTCC